AGTTATTTAAATCTCTTTGAGCTGGCATTAAAATACATTTTTGTTAACCATAGGAACAAGCTGGTTCCATTGATTTGATAAGTATTCCATTTCTTTAAGATCAGGCAATTCATCATCACCACGAGCTTGAGCGCAAAGCCGGAACCAAGTTTCTTCAAGTTTATTGTAAACGTACATTGGAGTTTTTCCATTAACAAAATCTGCAGTTTTGTACATGTACATTAAGTAAGAAGAAACAGCATCATCATGCGAAGCTTTGATTAAAGGAAACCCATCATCGTCAAGCCAAATACCCCAATAAGCAATACCAACCTTGTCTATATGTTCTTCTCCAGAAACATTAAAATGAATGTATCCATTGCTAATAGAAAACTTTGGCACCGAAGAATAATAAGCCCCGTCACCGTATCCTGGATAGTATCCAGTAGAACTTCTGTTTTGAGCATTTCGACTTTGCCCCATATTTAAAGCATTTCTTTGAGCAAGGTTTTTACTTTCGGTTTCTGGGGATTTTAATCCGTTGTTACCATGCTCTATTGTTTTTGGCTCCTTACTTGCTTGTATAAGCTTGTAATTAAGGCAGCCAGTAGGACTATCAGTAAATGTTGTTACGTTAAATGTTACGCAAAAATCACGACCAGTAAGCTCTATTACATTTCCAGAAATAGTTGGTATAAAAGGAGCATTTCCGATCGCCGCAAGTTGATTGTAAAGGCCCTGTGCTACGTTATTAAAAGTATCGCCCGGCTGAACAATATATGTATAAGAGTTGGTCCAAGTGTTTCCGTTATCTACAACAGTAATATGAAGTATAGCTTGCTCTCCTGCAGACCAAGTACCAGTAACTTCGATTTGAGAAACTTGAAGACATCCGGGAATATTTACTTTGCGATTATTCCCTGAAGTAAATTTTGGATCTTCTTTTGGAGTGCTAATTGCCGTGCCTTTGTAAAAATGAGTAAACTCTTTTTTAGTAACCTCAAGATAATGCTCTCCATACTTCATTGAAACTAACTTGACAAACCCAGGGGGAAGACAAGCTCGATAGTTTTTAATGTCAATTTCACACTCAAACTTTTTGTACGTATCCTGTGATCCAATTTTCATTTCAGCTTCAAAAGCCCAACGAACTAAATCATCAATAACGTGATTGACGTTTCGTATTTGAAGTTTAGAAATAAACGATCCAATTACTGCTTGGATTGAGATTCTTTCTTCGTGTAGTCCTGACGCTTGTGCCATGTGTTTTCTTGGTATAAAGCTGAGTTATTTAACAAAGATATGTCTATGTATTCAAAACCTGACAACGCATTTTGGTATATTTCTGAACTCCATCTTCGAGAAACTTTTAGTCTGTAATTTCGCCATTTAAGTGGAGCATCCCAAAACATAAAGTAAAAATACCCGCCTGTTTTGTTTACATCAATTTTTCTTTCTTTTCGTATTCTTTTTCCGTTTTCAGTTACGAAATAAAATGACTTTGGGTTGTATCTGGTGCAAAGTGTTTTTGCAGCATATAAATACCCAAACCATTGAAAAAGAGAAACTCTTTTGCCTTTGTAGATCGCATCTTCAAAAAGCATTTTAAAGTACTCTCTCATTATTGATCGGACCAAACGACTTGTGACTTTCCTAACCTTTGTCTGCTTTAACTTGTCAAGTCTTTCTTGACATCCGTTTTCCATCATATGATGGTAAAGATCGTTTCCGTCAACCCAATCAGTTTGCTTCCGGCCTTCTTGTGTCTTGAATTGCCGTTTCATTATCTTGACGAGAATTATTCAATTCGTCATTTTGAGTACGAAGAATAACCCCAAACTCTTTTTGCAATATGTTTGTTACGATAAAATCGTAATAAGACATAGGCAAAGGATAGTTGTCTGTTTCTGTGTTAAAACACCGTTCGTTGCAATCCTCATCGTAAATCTTTACATCTTCTGGTTCCTCAAAAACACCACGAACATTTATGTATTTAATCTGCTCGTCTTCAGAATTAGGCATAATGTAAAGATTTGTATCGCCTATCATATACGCTCGAGTAAACAAATGACCAAACTTAGTAGCAGCTTTATACTGTATTGTGTCAGAATCGTCAATTTTAATTGGCGTCATTTTGTCAATCTTCCCAACAAACGTTAATGATCGATTTTTTGGAAGATCAAGTAATTCCGGTATTTTAACTTTTTTTACATTACACCCCCATTCTATACCGGGAATACAAGATTCCGCAGCATCAACCTCAATAAGTTCAAGAACACCTAAATCTTGAACAAGACTTTGATCAATATTTTTGCCGTAATCAGTAAGAACTTCTATAGCCTTTGCACGGTATCCTTTAATCCAAAAAGAAATGTTTCTAATAGACAACCGATCATCATCGCTGGTGCCAAGACCGTTTCGAAGTAAATTTCGAATGTTGTATGCGTGTTCTTGTAATGTTGCCATGTTGTGTAAATAAAAAAGGGGAGGGGAAAAAATCCCATCCCCTTAGTTGTTGAATTTTTGGTTCTCTTAGTTAGGAATCAACGCTACAAGAGCAGCAGCCTGAACAGCATCGCAAGCAACGTAAAGCTCAATTTCTTTTGCGCCTTTAGTGTCAATAAACGGAACAGGAACGATTGCTTCATAGTCAATACGAACAATGTCGTAAAGAGGAGCAAGCACCTTGTTCTCAGGAACACCAAGACGATCAAGATACTCTGGAGTACCAACTTCAGGAGTAAACACACCAGTAACAGGACCAACCGTAGATGGAGTGTTAATGGTAATTGTTCCGGCAGCAGAATCAGTGTACTCGTATGCAGTAAAAGAAATTTTAATGGCTTCTTTTCCGTATACAGAGATAGTTCCAGCACCGCCGTCAAAAGCGTTTACAGGAGTTTCACTTTGAAGACTGTCCGCAATAATCTTGTCTGCAATAGCGGTTGCAATGTCAGCGTTAGAATCGCCAGGCTGTACAGTGTAAGTGTACGACTTGCGCCAAAGCTGACGAGTTGAGTCATTGCTAACAAGAGTTAATCGAACTTCATCACCGGCAACGTAAGAGCCACCGATCACTACTTCAAGGTTAAAAGCAACACCAGCGTTTTGAGTGAGAAGAACAGCATTTTTTAGCGTTCCTACAGGAGCAAAAAAATCAGGAGTTACTTGGGTTCCAACGCCAGCAGTTGTACTTGGTGCAAAAGCGACGTCATTTACTACGAATGGGATTATGTCCCGACCAATGTTTGGCATAATTTAGTTTTTTAAAAGGTTATTCTTGATTTTGAATTTCATTTATCTGCCCTTGGTACTGTCCTGACTCTACTGTAAGCAACATTTTTCTTACAGCCAAATTTACAATTTCTTCGTGAGTATAATCAGGTAAATCTGAGTTAACATTGTTGAAAGGATTTCCCGGATCAACAAATATTTCTTTTGGATACCTAAAGTAATTTAACTCCAAAGTTGTCGGAATAGTTTCACTAATGATCTCGATAAAATCATTTGTTCCATCATTCCTTTGGATGTATATCGGAGAAGAATCTGTTGGCTTGTTAAATGGATCGCTTTGAATGTTAATGTAGTCATCAAGTTGTATCGGCTTAATAGAAGCACGTAAAATTGGACCACATGGCGCATCGTTAAAGCTACCCCATAAATTCAAGGCAAACATGTACTCCGGTGTAATGTTGTTTAAATTGATCTTAGACGTATTTGTAAAAGAAGCAGTAGAAACCAACGGAAGTAAATCAGACCTACGCTTTTCGTTTAATTCAAACGCACGATACCTGGTCTTGACAAACTCAAAGATTGCCAAGTTAATAAAGCGGGTTTTTTCTTCTGGATTGAACCAAGGCGCATTGGCCTTATCAATCAAAAGATCCGCAAGTTCGTGCATTTGTAAAGCGGTCATGCGTCAAATATCTGTTTTCTTAACGTTGGGTGCAAATCCTCATTTTCCTTTAACCAAACTAAAGCTTGATCAAAACTCGAACCCATTGGAGTTGTATTGAAATACCACACGCCGTTTTTCATTGTAAAGGTTCCTTGCTCACGGCCAGCGTGAAGAAGTTCTTTTAACGATCTGTCCGGGTGATTGTACTCTTCCATAACGTGATCTGGGTCTTCTTCAGCAATATCATAAATGAATCGCTTAATTACGTTATCAGAGTTTGTGGCAACATTAACCCCAAGTATTCTTGCAAAGCTTTTTAGCTCATGGCCGCCAAGCTTTTTGATCAAGTAATTTACTTCGGCTTCAAGGTCTTTTTGAGCAATATGCTCTTCTGCCTTTTTCTCAACATCTACGATTTCAAGAATCGGAGTTGGACCATTGACATAAATTGGGTGATCCTTAACATGTTCAAATTCAAGCAGGTCATTTTCGTTTGAAAGATCAAGACGGACAAGAGCCCGTGTATACTTTCGCACTCTTTGTTTTCCATACTTGTCTTTAAATTCCCGAAGTTCACCGTCCGAACCAGTGTAATCTCTTACAGTGACCGAGCCGGTGCGCTTCGGGTTTTTCATTCGGATCTCAACAACCCCAGCTTGGCTCTTTTTAGCCGTAGCTGTTTCTGTTCTTTTTCTTCCTCTGGTAGCCATTGTTTATATCAGTTAAGGATTAAGCAAAGATTAATTGTCCGCAAGACAACGGGTTTCGAACAACAATACAAGATTCACTCAGGTATTCGCAATCAAATCCGTCACGACCGTTAGCAGCCTTCATAGACTTCTGATCGAAAGGATCAACCATACCCGGAATGTACTTGACAATCATTCCACGATCGATTCCACCGGCACCCTTAACCTTACGCTCAACATTTGCAATTCCATCAGTTACACCCATGTCCATGAATACCATTCGGAAAGATTCCTTTGGGTAACCAGTAGCAGGGTCGATGTCGTTTCCATGCAAGTTTGGATCGTCAAAAATAGGGTTGTGAACCAATGTCATTCGTTCTCCAAGAGCATTGTAAGTTGTAAAGTTTACTCCGATTTCTTGCTCTTTACCAACCGCAGGGTTGTAAACAAAGTTTCCACCAGGATAAACCAAATCTTTCATTGCTTCGTGGAAAGCAACCTTACCAGCAGTACCGGTAAATACCATCCAGTGATTTCCTTTACGTCCAGTATTCAGCATAAGCTGAGCCAAGAAGTCAGTTAATCGCTTTTCGGTTAGCTGTCCAGGGCCATAAGTATCAATGTTAGCAGAATCGATCTGAGCAAGGATACCGTCACCTTTGTAAATTGGCTTACCGTTTGTATCAAAGATAGTTGGGTTTCCATTTACATCTACAGTAGAACGAGAGTACCAACAGTCAAGTTCATTCTGCCACAAGTATTCTTCCATCACATACTGCTGATCAGTAAAGAACCACAAACGCTGACCGTTATTTTCAACCCAAGTAATATCCGTAAGAGCCGATCCGGAAATCGTTTTTGCTTTACGAGTAATACCAAGATGGTTGATATACCAATCAGGATAAACGTGATTTTCAAACCCACGCTCAGAGTGTTCTGGGAAAGCAGAACCAACAGTGTTAGCAGTAACACCAGCAGCAAGAGCAGCAGCAGCTACATTAGCTGCAGCATCATTAGTTTGAATACGGAAAGTAAAAGTATACCCACCGGCAGTTGGAACAGGCTCGCCAATAACAACAGCGTTTGTTCCATCAGCAAAACGTACAACGTCATTAGGGTTGAAGTAATTTTCTTCAAACTCAACAGTAAACGAAGTAAAGTTTGCGCCGTTTCCAGCAAAAGTACCAGTACAAGTAGAAGGTCGGTTAAGTCGTCCGATGATAGACCAACGGAAAGCATTTTCACCGATTAGCTCTTCTTTTGCAAATCGTCCAGTTCCGTCAACAAAATAGTTAAGAGAGTACTGAGGATATTGACGGATCATTCCACGAGCAATCTCAGGATATTTAAGCAAGTTCGCTACAAGCGAATTTGACTCTACGGAATCCTTACCGTATGTACCACGACTATATCGCATTTTTTTTCTTTTTTACGGGTTATTATTACTCTGCAAGAAACAAATTTGGATCAAAGCCTCCGCTATTATCAGCATCCGGAAGAGTTTTAGTAATCTTTTTGGACGGGTTCTCCATGTTATCTAAAACCTGGCGTTTACCCGTTGAGTCACCACGATTAGTCATTGCTTTCAAGATTTTGTCTTTGTACTTCCAAAGCCAAGCAACTTGAGCAAGCGATTCATTATCCTTGGTGATCTCCCCAAAAAAATCTCCAGAGGTTATGTAGCTAAAATGTTTTTCACGAGCTTTTTCTACTCCGGCATCAGTTTTTGCCATCTTGAGCCCGAACATAGAATCTGTCTTTGACAAATAGTTCTTTAGCTCTTCCTGCTCTTTGGCCGTTTGTTGTTGACGCATTGCGTCAGCTTCCCTTCTGGCCTCCACTTCACGAGTACGCTCGTTTACTACATAATTCTCAAGATTCTTCCGGATCTTTAGCGCTTCAATGTCTAAAGTTCCGTTATCTTGAAGAGTTTCTATTGCTTTGTTAATTTGGTCCTCATTAAAACCATTCAATTCAAAATCTTTCCTCAAAATTTCTTCATCTTCCATTTTGAGAATGGTTTCAATTTTTTTGATTCGGTCGTTAGTAACTCCTGCTGCTTCACTTGCTTTTTTAAGCTCCATGTTTTGGATAGCAAGTTGCTCTAACACTTGGCCGAGCTCTTCTTCATTTTTTACTTCGACGCCGATCTTTTCTTTTAAAGAACTAAAAAATTCATTTGAAATTCCCGTACTTAAACTGTTATCTGTACTGTTGTTTTCTTCTGCAACAAGTTCTTCTGCGTTTTGAAGATTTTCTTGTTCTGCACTTTCTGAACTTTGTTCTTCAAAAGACCCTTCTTCATCATCCCATGAAAAATTATCATCAGAAGAATTAGAAGTTGTTTCTTCTGTAGTTTCAGAAGTTGTTTCCGATTCATTACCTAAACTTTCCTGATCCTGATTATCGGATTTTTCTTCTGCATCTTCAGAAGTAAACTTAGCTGCATCAAACTCAGGGGTATCTGTAACCTCTGTAGTTTCTACTGTTTCTTGATTTTCTTGGCTCATCTTAATACAAATATAATTTTACTTTTTGGTTTTTGCAGATTTACTATCTTTTTTCTGATTTTCTTGACGATTCTTTAACGCAGATTTTTCAGAATTGTTACGAGCAAAAGGTTGCGGTTTAGAACCTAAATATGGGTTTTCTTCTTCAGTAGTAGAATCCATCATTTTGTTGTCAAGATCAGTTTTTCTTGAGTGTTCAGCAAGATCACGTTTGTTTTCTTGATCTCCTTCGGCAATACGCTCTTTAGTTTGATTGTTAATTTCAGCAACCGTAATATCACGCTCTTTGTTAATTTGAGCAACTTGAACAGGCACTTGAATTTTTTGAGCTTCAATCTCATTAGCTTGCTGCTGTACTTGTACTTTTTGTTGTTCAAGAGCTTGTTGTTGTTCACGCATTGCCTCTACGCCTTGAGAAAGTATTGTTTCAACTTCGCCAGCCGTTGATGCGTTAATTGATTTAACCAAAAGATCTAAGTCTACACCACCAGAAGAAACAGCACGCTCTACAAGAGAAAGCATTACTTGTTTGTTTTGGACTTCTTTCATAGAATTTTTCACAAAAACTCCCATTTCACCAAGAAGCTCTTCTGTAATTTCAAGAGTTTTGAATCCAGTATCTCCAAGAAAAGTAGCAACACGTTTTTCGTTACCCCAAGCAAGTCTAAATTTATTTGCCAGGCAATTAAGAACGTCACTAATAATTTCAATGTGTAATTCAAAGTAAGGCTGCGTAACCAAATTTGATTGCATTACGCTTTGTTGATTAACGCCAACCGCATCACTGGTTTTCGTAATTCCCATTCGTTGTCTTGAAATACCGGTTAATTGCTCCATAGTATCTTCAAGCATCATTTTTAAATTGATCATTTGCTGTACTGAATTAGACAGCGTAAAGTCAACTTGTTGAAATTGATTAAACCTTGATTGTAAAGCTCCTTCTTGAGCAGAGTTAATAAGAATTAATCCAGAGTTTTTTGCATGATAGAATACATCTTCAAGCGGAATGTTTTTTGGTTTTTGAGATGTGTCGTAAACAATCGATTTACCACCGGCTCGAGAAAGAGCAAGATTAATATGAAACATGACCACGTTATACATGATCTGAATGTTTT